CATATCCTGAACCATATTGGATTTTACCTATTCAAGGTAAATCTATAAGACTATCTACAAAACAATTATACCAACAGCAGTTGTTGGGAGAACAACTTTTAAACTATGATATTGTGTGGCGACCACTTAAACCAACTAAAAGAGATCCAGATCCATATCGAGATTGGCTTGATGAGTTAATGTCCAACAAACAAGACATGGAAGGTTTTGATGCAACAGAAGAGGGAAGTGACGTATTTAATTCTAGAATGTCTAGATTTTTAGAAGACGTTGAAGATACTACAG